GTAGAGAACAAAATTAAAGATCATCTAATGATGATGGGAATGTCAGATGTTTGGAGAGATGCAGAGCGTATCCGTAAAGAATCAGAAAAGCAGCATCAACAGTACCTAAAAGATATACATAAAAAGCGTAAAGAACGTCAGAAGAAACTAAAAGAAAGAGCCAGTATATTATTTATAATTTGTTCTTTAGTATTTATAGCTTGGTCAGGTTGGTATATTTATGAAGTTGTTCAAGAAAGAAGATTAGATTCTGCTAAACAAAGATTAGAACAAGCTAAAGAACGTCAACGTAACATGAGAAAATGTGGTAGATATAAATGCTAATGGCATTTTTATTAGTAGTAGTTGTAGAAGGAGAGGTTGTATCAGATAATGGGATGTTATTTAGAGATGTATACAGATGCAATGTATTTGCAAGTGCAATAGAGCAAGGTAAGTGGAGTCCTAATGATAGACCTTACTATCGTCAAGAAAATATTACAGCCTATTGTGTTCCTAAGAGGGTTTCTAAAAAGCAATTCATCTACGAGTAGGAGTGGTTCTATGTGGAAAGTCAGCGCAGGACTTGGTGTAGCATTAGTAGTTTTAGCAGGATCATTCAAACTTTACTATGATAAGACTGAAGCAGAAAAAGAACAGATGGCGTTACAATTAAGGCAATGTGCAGACAACCAATTATTATTAGAGAACAGTATTAAAGGTCTTAATGAACAAATATTACAGGCTGAAGAAGATAAAAAGATTACATTCCAAAAGATTAATTTACTACAAGAACAAAATAGAAAATCTCTTGAAGAAGTTAATAACCTTAAAAGTAAATTTGATAAGCACAATATGAATATGCTTAGTTTAAGAAAGCCTAAGCTTATAGAAAATATTATTAACAAAGGAACTAAAGGGGTCTTGAATGACTTTGAAAATCTTACTACTCCTGTTAGTAGTAGCCAGTAGCGGCTGCAGCTTAATAGGTAACAAGCCTTATACACCTGAAGTAAAGGCAGTAGAAGTAGTTACTATTACTAAACCTGCTGCTATTTATCACCCTCCTCTTCCCAATAGAATTAATACCAGACCTGTAGAATGGAGAGTTTTAACTCCTGCTATTATGGATGAATACCTTACAGACTTGAAAGAAGGCAATGCACCTACTAATGTATACTATGGTGTAAGCCCTGCAGGGTATGAGAATCTATCTATTAATATGGCAGAGATTAAAAGATACATTCGTCAGGCACTCTCTATAATCACTTACTATAAAGAACTAGATGAGGAACAAGATGCCAGCAAAGAAGAAGTCAGCAGCAAAGAAAAAGAAGAGTAGAGTTAACGAGGCAGGTAATTACACCAAGCCAACTATGCGTAAAAACCTATTTAATAAGATTAAAGCAGGTTCAAAAGGAGG